CTATAGGGCGGCGCGGAGCTTTTGCACATCGGCGATGAGGCCGCCGACCCACTGGGCGCTCGACGGATCTTGCGCCAGCTTCGCGATCGCCTCGGCGGTGCCGCAGCCGGCTTCGATCCACACCGCGTAAGGGCCGGCGAGCGGCGACAGCGCCATCGCCGCGCTGCACACGGCGGCGAGTTGCGGATCGAGCGCCGCGGCGGTGTCGGCGGCCTGCTGGCAGGCGGCGAGCGTCGTGAGCCCGGCAAGGCCCACGGCGACGACAAGGCCCTTGATGACACCGCGCTCCTTCAGGAGCAGCGCCGCGAGGGCGCAGCCGGCGGCAAGCAATTGCGCGAGCTGACCGATCAGCGTGTCGGAAAAATGCAGGCCGAACACCGCGAGCACGGCGCCGAGGCCGGCATAGGAAGAGGGCTCGCTGAAGCGGGCAAGCACATAGGCGAGGAGCGGCATGACGTGTCCTTTCGGTTGGAGATGAAAAAAGCCGCCTCGCGGCGGCCGGTGAATTCACCCGGTGAACTTCACAATGAGGCGGTGAGACAGCGAGAACGAAAGCTTCGACGCAGATGGGCGACCCCTTTCCACCTCGTCATCCCGGCGAAAGCCGGGATCCACTTTTCATCCTCTCGTGCGGTGGATCGGTGGGTCCCGGCTTTCGCCGGGACGACGGATTTGGATTGCGCGCCGCGCGCGCGGAGCCGCGGCTATTTGCGGTCCTGTTTGCGCACAAGGGAGGTGCGCAGATCGGCGATCGCCTGCATGACGCGTTCGAGCGCGGCGCGCATATCGGCCTCGAACTGACGGTCCTCGGTGCGGCGCTCCTCGATCAGCCGCTCGGCGACGACGAGGCGCGCCTCGTGACCGGCGAGCGCGACGCGAAACTCGGCGCGCTGCGTTTCGAGATCCGAGCGCAGGCTCAGATAACCGCCGAGGACGCCGCCGCCGACCGTCGCGATAACGACGACCGCCTGCACGAGATGCCCCAGCGTGATGTCGGGCGTGAAATGCGGATGCAGCATGCTGAAATGGTCGGACATCGAGAAGCTTTCCAAACCGGGAATTGACAACGAGACGGCGACACGGCGAGACAACGAAAAAAGGAACGCGTCACCGTAGAGGTGAGGCGTTTTGTTTGCGCCTTGCGTGCGCAGCTGCGTCACAGGGCGCGCCGCTTGATCCAGGTTAAAAAAAACTTGCTGGCAGCTAAGTGCCTTCTGAATACACTGCGCCGCGGCAGGTGTTTGCCCATCGTCGTTGCGCTGCGAGGGCTCATGCGCTCAGGCTTTTTTCGACAAATGGCGCAACGATGCCGCGAGATGATGCTGCGGGCGCGAACCCATGCCGCGCGGCACCAGCTGCAGCTCTGGGCCGAGGAATTCGACGTGCAGGCCGAAGCCGCCGAAGCGGAAGAAAAGACTCGGAACTCCTACGGCGGTTCGTCCTGTTAATCATCGTATGGCGCATCACGACCCGACGGCCTTTCTCGCCGAGAAGGCAGACGCGTTCCGCGTCTTTGCATCGCAATGGCCGGATCTGGCAAGCGAGTTGCGGCAAATGGCCGAGGAATGCGAGCAAGTGGCCGCCGAGCTGACAAGAGATCGCCGGCGCAGCGCGCGCCTGACGGCGTTGCAAAACAGGACCCCTCGAAACACGACCGCTCAAAACAGGGCCGCCTCGCGGGGGCCGATGCTGCGGCCGCGTTCCGAGTGATCTCACCTGGTGGCGCTACAGGGCGCCGGTGAGCGTCCAGGCGAGGTTGGCGAGCGTTGCGTCGGGCGAGGCCGGCGCCGTTATCGTCAAGACATCGCCCGCCGCGAAACCCGTCGCGGATGCCATCGTGAACGTTGCGGCCGCCGCGCCGGCGGCGAACACCATCGTACCGACTATTGAGCCGTTCTTCGCGATCGTGAACGTGGCGTTTGCCGTCGCGGCAGCGCCGGCGCTGCCGTAGCTGCCGCCGAGCCCCGCCGGAAAATTCACCGCCGTCGCGAAGATGTAACGCTCGATCGTTTGCGACGCCGCGGGGCTGCCGGACCACGAGCCCGATACATAGGCCGGGCCCTGGATCGCGCCGTCGCCGGTCAGGCTGTAGCTCGTCGGCGTGAGGCCGGCGAGGCCTTGCAAGGATTGGCCGAAAATGTTGAAGGCGGGCAGCTTGACGTGGATCGTCTGGCCGATAAAACTCGCGGGGTAGACGTATTTGAACAACGACGGATCGTTCGGTCCGAAGCGCGCGAAACTGGCGCCCGCGGAGTGCGCGCCGACCGGCGTGCCGTAGACGCCGCGGCGCAGATAGGTGAGATTGTATTTGTACGCGGCGGTCAAGGTCGCGGTGCGGTAGGCGAGCAATTCACCATCGGCGTAGCACAACGTGACAAAGGCGTCGGCGTCGGCGGTCGTACCGGAGAGGAGCTGGCCCTGGCTTTGCGACAGATCGACCGACAAGGTGTCGGTTGTGTCGGGGTCGGCGTGGCTCGGCAGCGCCGCCGTGAGGACGCCCTGGCGGCCGCCGCGATAGATCGTGCCGGCATAGGCGTAGCTCGTGCCGTCGAGCGACACCCAGATCTGGCAGCCGCCCCAATGCGTGCCGCCGGTCGCGACGATCCACACCTCGGTGTCGCCGGCGGTGAGCCCCGGCGGCGGCTCGAACAGGATCGGCGGGTTCGTGTCGCCGGGCAGGGCGAGCGGGTCGAGCGGGGCGCCGGCGGAGGTCTGCTTCGGATAGGCGAGCGCCGTGCCGATGCCGATCGGTGAGATTGTGCCGGGCATTTATTCACCACTGAGACGGTGAGACGGTGAGAAGAAAAAGAAGTGAACGCTTTACCGCGGAGGGCGCGGAGGATACGCAGAGGACGCGAAGGCACTGGAGCGATTTGATCCGCCATCGCGTCCTTTGCGTTACCTAATCTGTTGCGCGCTGCGCGCAGAGGATTCCTTTCCCGTCGTCCCGGCGAACGCCGGGACCCACTTATCAGAAGCCCCGAGCTGCCGAACGGTGGATCCCGGCCTTCGCCGGGATGACAATCTTATCTCACCGTCTCACCGCCTCTGCGGTCAGACTATTACGGGGTGACCTCCGGGATTTCATCGGCGGTGATCGTCAGCTCGCCGTTGTCGTCCTCCTCGATCGCGACGATGCGCACGGCTTTGCTGGACAGGCCGAGGGTTGTGTCGGTCAGCAGCACGATGTCCATCGGTTCCAACAGCGCGTAGCGCCAGCCGAGCCTGAATTTGTAGGTGTTGCGCACATAGGCCTTGCGCTGCAACAGGAATTGCGCGGCGATCGTGGCGCTCGCCGGGTTGGTGAATTCATGCGCCTGCACCGGCGGCTCGCTGCGCAACCCGTACTGGTCGATGAGGCCCTGATCGAACACCGCGACGAGCTGCGGGTTGTAGCTGTTCGTGCTGTCCATGTATTCGAGCGAGAGCCAATTCGTCGCCTGCGCCGGATCGCTGCGCGTGAGGAGCACCGGATCCGTTGCATTGTCACCGCTGCCCCAGCGCAGAAAATCGCCGTCGCCTAGACTGTATTGCCACGTCAGGTTCGGCGACCACGACGCGCCGTTGGCGTTGAGCGGTTGATCGCCATAAGGGATGATCTTCAGCAGATTGCCCGACCACAGAACCGCGGCGCCTGTCAGGAGCGCGATCTCCTCGAGCCAGCGCGCTGCCGGCTGCTGCTTGTCGACGAGGAGCGACATCGCGAGCTGCGCCGCCTGACAGTAGGTGCCCCAATCGGCGAGGCTGCCGCCGGTGTCGAGATTGGCCGCGGGGAAGCCGGCGCCGTAGCGCGGGTTGGTCAACAGATCGGCGACGATCCGATCGGGCCGCGCATCATGCGGAAAATTCGGCCCGGCGGTGCCGGAGGCCACCCCGTAGATCTCGAACGAGATGTTCGGCAGCGCCGGCGACGAGCCGAGCTGAATCGGCGTGCCGGTGACATAAGCGGTGCCGGAATAGCCGAGCACCGGCGTGTTGGTGTCGGCCGAGGCGAAGACCGGGTCGGGCGCCTGGCCGTCAACGCCGGCATAGCCGTTGAGGCCGATTGCGGCGAGGCCGGAGGCGACCCCGCCATTCGACCAGATGCGCAGCGCCCCGCCCGTGCCATCGGTGAAGGATATGGGACCTTGGCACAGGCCGAAGCCGACATCGACGGCGAATTGCTGGTTCGAGCCCTTCTTGCCGCCGGAGGAGCCGAGCCCCTTGCCGCCCTTGCCGCCCGAGCTGCCGGTGAAGCCCCAGAATTCGAGCAGGTTTACCGTGACGCGCTGGGTGCCGTAGCAGAGATGGACCGGGCTCCCCGCCATGCTCGTGTTGTAGCGCAGCGAATTGAGCTGCGGGTGGTCGAAGGCGTTGACGAACGGGCTCGGCCCGCCGCCCTTGCCGGTGGGGATGTCGGACATGTCGGTTCAATTCACCAGTGAGACGGTGAGAAAGGAAGAGAAGAGAAAACGGTTTACCGCGGAGGACGCGGAGGATGCGCAGAGGACGTGAAGGCGCTCCGCCAAGACCGTCATTGCGAGGAGCGAAGCGACGAAGCAATCTCGTCGGGAGTGCGCACCTGGAACGAGATTGCTTCGCATCGCTCCCAATGACAGCTCTGTCTTCGCGTACATCGCGTGTCCATTGCGCCCTTCGCGTTACCTAATGTGTTGCGCTGCGCGCCGCCAAGCTGGATCTACAAATGGGCGTCCTTCGAGACGCGCTCCTGCGGAGCGCTCCTCAGGATGACGGCTTTGTTGATGCCGGCTAAACCATCCCGTCACCCTGAGGAGCGGCCGGCAATAGCCGGACGCGTCTCGAAGGACGCGGGTTCCTCATGCAGCAGTCAAAACGGGGAGAAGAAGCGGACGGGGCGGGCGACGAGCGGGTGCAGCGTCGCATCGCCATGCACGACGCCGATGTTCCAGTAGGCGTGAATGAGGCGCGGCCATAGGGTGACGATCGCGCCGTGCGAAAAGGTGCGGCCGAAACGGAACAGCGCGATATCGCCGGGAAGCGGCGGGCCGCCGATCTCGCGCGCATGGCGGCACAGGCCTTCAAGGTAGCGCTCGGCGTCGCGGTGCAGATGCCAGTCCGGCACGTAGAAGGGCGGATCGACATGCGCGATCATGCCCGCGCGCTCATACACCTCGGCCAATAGCATCAGGCAATCGATGCCGGCGCCCTTGACCCGGGCGGCGTGGTGAAACGGCGTCCCGATCCAGCTCTCGGCCTCGGCGACGACGGCGGCGCGGAGTGACATTTTTGGCTCTGCTCTCTAGTTAACGCGAAGGGCGCGAAGGATACGCAAGGGACGCGATGGCGCTCCGCCAAGACCGTCATTGCGAGGAGCGGAGCGACGAAGCAAATTTGTCGGAGTGCTCGCCGGGAACGAGATTGCTTCGCTTCGCTCGCAATGACAGCTCTGCCTTCGCGTTCCTTTGCGTATCCATTGCGTCCTTTTGCGTTCTCTAATTTGTTGCGCTGCGCGCGTGGAAGGCTCATCACACCGCGGTTTCGGGGGGCGGGATGTAGGGGAAGCCGCCGTAATGCACGAGGTTGTTGAAGGTGCCTTGGCACGTCGCCACCGTGTGGTCGCAGCCCGGCAGAAAGCGGAACGTGTCGCCGAGCGCGACGGAGTAGAGCCACGCCTTCAGCTGGTACGCGACGCCGCCCAGCATCTGGCGGATCGTGCGCGTGAGGCCGGCATTGGCGCCGGTGAGCCCCAGCATCGTGCCCTGGTCGAACAGGGTCGTCGGGCTCGCCGCGAGCGCGGTGTGGATCTCGGACTGCGTCGAGCCGGCGAGCGCCGCGGCGGTCTGCGCCAGCGTCGTGCGGTCGAAGCCGCACATCGCATCGCCGAAGACATGCGTGCACGCCGCCTGATAAAGCCGGCGCGGCATCTGCTGGATCGCGAGCAGGTTCATCAACGACTTGACCTTGAGCTGGATTTTGCTGCGGCCGACATCGCAATCGGCGACACGGCCCGTGAACCACACGACCGCGCCGAGCGAGGTGTCGAGGCCGCCATGGGTGTCGGGTTGCGGCGGTGCGAACAGGCGACCGAGTTCGACGGTCGCGCCATCGAACAGACCAAGCCGTACCGCGTCGGCGAACGACACCGTGCCGATTGTGTCGGACGCGGCGGCGAGAATTTCGATATCGAGCTCGGTGGGCTGCACGCCTGTTTTGGTCGCGACCTTCGAGCGGCCGAACCGCGGACCGAGCGCGAAAGAGGTGTAATCGAGCGCATTATAATTGAGGCTGCCGGCCGGAAACAGCGTGCCGGGAATTTGCAACGCGGTGGTCCAGCCGGAATAGCGCAGCACCTCGCCGGTCGCGAGCGCAAAGGTATAGAGATCGGTGACGATGAAGGTGTCGTTCGCCGCGAGATAGGCGGCGAGCGCGGCGGAGCACGGTCGCATTTCAGCACCAGTAGAAAAAGGGAACGCTTTACCGCAGAGGACGCGGAGGGCTCGCAGAGGACGCGATGGCATCGGGGCGGCTAAAGCGCCGTCGCGCCCTTCGCGTCTCCACTGTGTCTTTCGCGGTAGCTAATTTGTTGCGCGCTGCGCGCATGTAGATCCCCCTCACCCCGGCCCTCTCCCCGCAGGCGGGGAGAGGGAGAGTCGGCGGCGCTACCGGGCGCAAACCGTCGGGGTATTCGCGTTGCATTGGCAGCCGCGTTCCCTCTCCCCGTCCGCGGGGAGAGGGACAGGGTGAGGGGCGGATCGGGTCTATAGGAAGACGGATTGGAGCTTGATCTGGCGAGCCTGCCAGAGCTGGATCATGAAGTTCTCGAATTCGGCGGTGTCGTCCGCGAAACGGACGCGGAAGAAATAGGTGAAATCGGCGGTGATCGCCTGGCCGGAAGGCGGCGGGGTCGTGAAGGTCACGAGGCCGGTCGCGGGATCGACCGAGTAATTCGACGCGGGCTGCGCGACGCCATTGAAATAGATCGCCGAGACGAGGTTCGGCGCGGTGATCGGCTCGGCGAAACCGCCCATGGCGCGCACGAGCCGAAAGATTGCGGTGCTGTTGTCGCCGGCGCCGAGGACACCGGCTGTGACGCGGTCGTCGGTCGGGTCGTCGAACAGAAACGGCTGCAGCGCGCCCTGCTGCTGCAGAAAAAAACCGGCCAAGGTGCGGAGTTCGTCGTAGCCGATGCCGGGGCCGTTCGGCGAACGTGCGTCGTTGCGGTCGCGCAGCAGCGGGTAAGTCAGTGTCCAGTTCCAGATCGGATAGGGCTGGTCGAGCGCGCGCAATTCGCGGCCGTTGACGGCGCGCTGGATGCGCGTCGCGAAACGCGGCGATTTGGTGACGGACCAGCCGAGGCCCGGCAATGACGGAAAGATCGCGGTCATGCGGTTTCATTTCAGCAATGAGACGGTGAGGCGGCGAGAGGCCCGGGCCGCGAGTAGGCTAAAGAGTAGATAACGCAAAGGACGCAAAGGAGACGCAAGGGACGCGATGCCATGGAGTGGCTGAAGCGCCATTGCGTCCTTCGCGTATCCCTTGGGTCCTTTGTGCTATCTGATTTGCTGCGCGCTGCGCGCGCAGCCTGCTGCACAAATAAGGTGCGTCCTTCGACACGCGCCGCAGCTGCGCCGCAGCGCTGCTCAGGATGAGGTCGGTTGTTGATGGCAACCAAAAGCCTATCCTCATCCTGAGCGCGAGCGCAGCGAGCAGTCGAAGGACGCACGATGCCGATCCAGCTCCCCGCCCTACAAGGTGCGCGGGGTGAGGACGTTGGAGCGCAACAGGTTGCGCACGGCACCCGGGTTGCGCGCCATCAGCCCGGTGAACCAGCGCTCGACCGCGGGCCCGTCCGAGGGGCCGTGGAAATGCAGGTGCAGATCGTTGCTGCCCGCGGTTGCGCCGGACGCGATCATGCTCTGCAGCCCCTCGCTGATCGACGCGGGCAACACCATCTCGCGCGCGTGCAACAGCGCCGGAGTCATGCCGGCGAAATTCGGCAATGCCCAGCCGCGCGCCGCCGACGGCACGATGCCGCCGCGGGCAAACGCGAAGAGGCCGCCGAGAAAGCCGAGGATGCCGCCGCCTTCGGTGGCGGATGCGGCCGCCGCGACGCCGCCGGTTGCCGCGATGGCGCCGGCGCCGGAAGTTGCCGCGGCAGCGCCGAGCGCGCCGGTCAGCGCCGTAAGAGCCGCCGTGTTCGCGGTCAGCGCGGCGGTGTTGGCGGTCGACACCGCGGTCTGCCCGACTTGCTGCGGCAGGGCGAAGATCCAACGCGACAGCGTGTTGCCAAGGACGTCGCCGACACCCTCGGCGGCTGAGGGCGAGGGCTGGCCGAGGAGACCGGCGAGCGGCCCCGCCGCCAGTTTCGACACGGTCGTGGCGAGCAGATCGACGCCGCCGCGCTCGACCGATTGGAGCACCTGCGCCGCCGCCGTGCCCCAGCTTTGCGTGCCGGCGAGAAGGCCGGTCACCGCGCTGCGCCAGCCGGCGCCGATCGCGTCGAACGCCTGGCGGTAGGGCAATGCGAGACGGTCGGCGTCACGCCGCGCCGCCTCGGCCAGGCGCGCCTGGTCGCGCGCGACCTCGCCCGAATACTTGCTGCTGAGCTCGATCAGCTGGCGATAGGCCTGCGCCTTCTCGGCGATCGTCGCGGCGTCGCTCGCCAGCGTGTCCTCGAGGCGGGCGCGCTCCTCGTCATGACGCTGCGCGGTATATTGGATGTCGAAGCCGAGCGCCTGCTGCAACGACAGCGCATGCGCCGCGACCATCTCCTGCATCTCGGATTTGAATACCGCCAGACCCGCGGCGCCGGCATGACGGATCGCCGTCTCGGTCTCGGCAAAGGCGGTCTTCAGCTCCGTGACCGGCTGCGCCGCGCTCGTCACGGCTTGCTTCAAGGAAGCGAGCGCCGAGAGCGCGGTGCCGATATCGGCGCCGAACTTGATCTGCACCTCTTCGGCCAAGGGTCACCTCAAATGAAAAGAAAACGCTTTACCGCAGAGGACGCTGAGGTTTCGCGAGGGCGCAGGGCCGTCGGACGGCTGGGACGCCATCGCGTACCTCCGCGCATCCCACGCGTCCTCCGCGGTGAATCTTTTGACTTACTTCACTTCGATGGACCAGAAACCGCCGGGGTTGCGGCCGGCTTCCATCGTGTTGGCGCCGGTCCATTCGACATGGCTCGTGTAGGTGAAACGCGCGCCGCAATAGGGCACATCGGCGGCGCGCGCGGTGACGCGGTGGTGGCCGAGGAGACCACTCGACAGATCCTGGCGCTGCGTTGCAAGGCGCGGCTTCACCGCATTCTCGATGAATTGGTAGAGGGCGAGGCGGGTCAGACCCGGGCAGCGATGGCCGAGGATGCGCGAGACGATGTCGTAGAGGCCGGTCTGGTCATAGGCATATTCGGTCCTGGCCGGGATCAGATCGCCGAGCAAATTCGATTCGATGCCGGCGACCGTGTCGTCGGGGTTGAGGCGCAACAGCCACACCAGGGTTTCGCCGTGCCCCGGCAATCGCACGTTCAGCGTGACGATGCCGCCGCCGGCGAGCGGCCGCCCGTTGACGTCGACGCGATGCCGCCGCGCCATCGCCGCCGCGAGGAGCCCTTCGTCGAGCCGCGTCGTGGCGCGCAACGAGCGCAGGCAAGATTCGACCGGCATGCCGAGACAACCGGCGCCCGCGGCGGCCGGCTGCGCCATCACCGGCCCGGGCATCGCGGACGCAGCGAGCGCCATGACGAGACCGAAGACCCGAACCCCGCGCATCCCCACTTCCCTTCGCAAGCCGCCGCGAATTATGCCGCGCCCTCGCCGGTCGGCAATGCGCCAAACGCGCCACGACGCATCGCGGGCTGCTCGCCCGATCGTGAAATCGCGTTCAGCATCGGCGGTTGAGCTTTCCGGCGCCGGAACCGAGGCATCGCGATGCGTGTTGCCAGATCGAATTTGTCAACCGCAAGGAGAACACGATGTTGACGAAATCCGCTACCCGGAGGTTCGGGAAACTGGCGGCGGTCGCCTTTGCCGCCGCGACGCTCGGCACGGTCATCTCTACATCCGCCCAGGCCGGGTCGGAGCCGTATCTCGGCTGGGATTTTGGCCATGGCGTCGGGATCGGCGTGGGCGCGCCGCCATCGGCCTATGACCCGTGTCCGAGCTATGGCTGGTCCTACTATCCGTACCGGTGCCGGTATAGCCATCGCCACCACATCCGCCATTATTCGCGGCATTAATCGGGAGAGCCCTGCGCGGCGGACCTTGCACGTCCGACGTTGCGGGCACGGAGGGTGGCCAGGTCGAAGATGGGCGGCGGCATCGCGACCGTGCCGGGCGGCAGGACCGCCAGGCCGGGCGGCGGCGCGGCGGCGAGATCGGCGAGCGCGGCGGTCGAGGGTTGCGGCGCCGCGCTGTCTTGCGATAAGCGCGGGGGCTGCCAGCCGATCAGGCGGGCGATCGTTTGCAGCATCAGATGCGCTGGCGGGTTCTGCTCCCAATAACAGAAGACCTCGCCGGCCTCGGCCAGGGTCATCCCGTCGATCACGGGGTAGCTGTAGCCGCAGCCGGTGGCCAGGGCGCCGTAGAGGGCGCCGAGCCGCTCGCGGGGGCCGTCCCTGTGTTCATCGCCGCCGTGCTCGCCGCCTCCCCGGGCTTGACCCGGGGATCGGCTTCCCCCGGGACCAACTCCTTGGGAGACAGCCCCGCCAGTTTGAGGATCGCGGCAACCGCGGTGTTGAGCTCCGATAGGCTCGCCGAGAGATCGAGCACCGCGTCGGCCGTCATGTCGGGATGCGCGGCGGCGAGCCCGGCCGCGACGAGTTTTGCCGCGGCGTCGATCAGCGCGCCGCCCGAGGCGCCCGCCATCTGGTCGAGCGCGTCGAGCAGGTGACGCAATTGTCCCAGAGTGAGCGGCTGCAACGTGAAGTCGCGGCCGCCGAGCCGTATCGTTTCGCTCATACATCCCTCACTGAAAAAGAAACGCTTTACCGCAGAGGACGCGGAGGTTTCGCAAAGGACGCTGTGGCGCATGAGCGGCTGAGACGCCACCGCGCCCTCTGCGCACCCTCTGCGTCCTCTGCGGTGAGTCTTTATTGTTACTCGGCGGCGCTGAGGGTGCCGATCGTGCCGGTCGGGTCGGCGAAGGCGCTGAAATCGAATTCCTGGATCTCGTAATCGTCGATCTTGGTCGGCAATGCCAGTTTGGAGGCGGTGCACGCGTTCAAGACGAGCGCGAGGCCGGCCGGCGCGCCGCCGGTCGTCTTAGTCGTGTAGAAGGTCGCCTTGAAGGTCGGCGTGTAGCCCATGAACTGGTTGGTCAGCACCAATTTCTTGCCGGCCGAGCTGACCGTGTAGAGATAGCTGATCGACACCGCCGCGTTCGCGTCGGCGGCGGCGAAGGTGTAAACCCCGGTCGCGAGATTGACCGAATACTGGCCGGCGGAGGACGGCGTCGTCACGCGGGTGAAGCGGCCACCGGCGTTGTTGCCGCTGGCGTAATAGACGCCGAGATCGTCGGTGAAGCTGGCGGCGTTCGCGACCGCCACGGTGAACGGCGTCGTCGCCGGGATTGCGGCGGCCTCGTTTTCCGACACGGTGAGCTGGCCGGCGGCCGGGGTCTGGCCGAAGAACAGATCGCCGTAGATCGCACCGAAGATACGCGCGAATTTGGCCTTCCCGGCGATCTTGCCCTGGCCGCGCGCGATGTCGACCGGGAACTGGAATTGGCCCCACAGCTCCTTGGTCGTCCAGTCGAAATCGATCTGGACGTCCTGCAGGATGCCGAACTGGTCGGGGCCGATGCCGGCGCCGGTGACATCGGTGCGGTTGCCCCACAGGGCGCCGGCGCCGAAAGCGAGCTGCATTGGGTTCTCCTTTAGTTAGGTGTTCACAACGAGGCGGTGAGGCAGCGAGAAACGAAAACGCTTCACCGCAAAGAACGCGGAGGATGCGCCAGGGACGCGGAGGCGGCGCGGCGGTTGAAGCGCGATCGCGTTCCTTCTGTCCGGGATAACTGCGACCGAAGGGTGGGTCCCGGCTTGCGCCGGGACGCGGAGCATTTATCGGCTCACCGCCTCACCGGTGAATTTTGCGAGGCGACGCTTGAGCTCTTCCTTCGCGGCGAAGGCGTGGTTCCAGGCTTGCGTCACCTGTGCGACCGGCGAGCCAGGGAAGTGCTCCTGCCACCACAGCTCGATCAACTCCTTGATCAGCGCATCGATGTCGCTTGGTTCGTGTGATGGTGGGGTTTCGGAATCGGTGTCGTCCATAGCAGCTCCAAATGATTCACCACAGAGACAGCGGGCAGTGAGTGCGCTAGAACGGCCTTGCCCGCAGCGACAGCCCTCAGAACCGTCATGGCCGGGCTTGGCCCGGCCATCTACGAAAGGGGAAGTCGTGGATCCCCGGGTCAAGCCCGGGGAAGACGATTGAGAGAGCGACAAAGCGATGTCGTTAGCTCCAGGCGCCGAGCTGGCTGATCCTCTCCTGTCTCACTGCCTCACCGGTGAAATTACAAACAGAGAATTTCGACCGGGATGATCGCGATCGCCTGGTCGCCGAGGACGCCCTCGGCGGTCTCGATCGTGCCGGCGATGTAGGCGTGCTGCACCATTGACGGAAGACCGAGGTCTTGCACGCCGGTCACGGCGGCCGGCGCCAGCGCCGCCTCGACCGCATCGACGAGCGGGTTGAGCATGGACGCGGGCGACAGATGCGGATCGCTCGAATGCGCATAGAGATAGAGCTCGACGGCGAGCGTCCAGACGGCCGGCGCGCCAAGGGCTTTGACCGCGGCGGTCTCCGATTTCTGCGTCATGAACAAGGCCGGCTGCTCGGCCGGCGCCACGTCGGACCAATGACGCAGGCGGCGCTCGGCGGTGACGAAACCGGCGGCGCCCGACGCGAGGTCGAACAGGGCGGCGTAGATCGGCTCGCGGGCGATCATCGGTCGAGCACCTGTTGCAGCGCGGCGTCGATGGCTGAGCGGATGTCTGGTGCCGAGAGAAAAGGAGAACCACTCATCGCAGAGGACGCGGAGGATGCGCGGGGGACGCGACGGCGCCGCGCCGGTTGAAGCGCCACCGCGCCCTCTGCGAGACCTCTGCGTCCTCCGCGGTAAAGCGTTCTTCTTCTGCTTCGCAAACGATGCCTGCGCAACAACATCGCGGGCGGGACGCTCGCGATCCGGACGGCGGCGCGAACTGCATCGGATATCGCATCGAGCGCAACGACGAGGGCGCGGGTGTCGAGGGATGGCGTGATCATAGCGCGGCTCCGATCAGCACGGGATCGGTCGCGGTCGGCGCAAGGCGGCGCGCGAAGCCGGAAGCCGGCGCGACGATGCGGTACTGCGATAGAAGTGTTTTCACGGAATCGCTCATGTCCTTCTGCGAGAAGGCGACGGTCTCGCCGCTGCCGAGCGCCTTCGAGACTTCGCCGATGCGGGTGCGCTCGCGATACCGCTGACAGACGAGCTCTATGCAGGCCTGCGCGATGTCGGATGCCGTCGTGGCGTAGCCGGCGGTGTAGGTCACGACAGTGTTCTGCGGCCGGCGGGTGAAGACATAGCCGCGCAACGCCAGCTCGGTCGGCGTGAAGGTGTAACCGGCGCCGAATCCCGTTCCGTCTGCCGGGGCGGGCGGGATCGCGAGGCCGTCGATCGTCAGCGACAACACGGCAGTGACCGGGATGTTGGCGAAGGCGAGCATCTGGCCGCCGCTGCCGTCGCGCACCTCGAGCCAATCGGCCGCGGCGATCTGCCGGCCGAGCCAGTTCTGGACGAACGCGCTCGCGGCGGTGACGAGGCGCTGCAGGAGCGCGTCGTCGCCGGGCGGGAACGGGTTCGGCCCGGTCTGCAGCCAGGCCTTCACATCCGCGAGCGTCGTCAAATCGCCATAGGCCATTCATGTATTCCCATTGAAGGTTCACCAGTGAGACGGTGAGGCAGTGAGAGAACGAAAAAGAGAACACGTTAACGCAGAGGACGCGAAGGGTGCGCAGAGGACGCGAAGCCGACGGAGCGGCTGAAACGCCATGCGTTCGTCCGCGCGCCCTTTGACTCCTTCGCGGTACTAATTTGTTGCGCGCTGCGCGCGCGAACTCACTATGCGGCTGCTTCCTTCTGAGACCTCTCGCCGAACCTGCGCGCGGCGGAAGAGTGGGTCCCGGCTTTCGCCGGGACGACGGAATTAAGAGGCCTGCTCGGTCGTCATACGGCGCCGGCACGCTCTGGGCGGCCGGGCGGGGGAGCGGGCCGGCGCCGTAGCCGGCGCGGATGCGCCGGCGCACTAAGCCAAATCAGCCGTTGGCGATGTTGGTGAGGACGCCCATCGCGAACGGCGCGTAGATCGCCAGCACCTCCTCGGCATAGACGCCGACCTGGCGCTGCCGCGTCACAACCGGCCAGTCGATCTGGTAGTAGTCCTGCCGCGTCTTCACCTCGGCGACATTCGGCACCTCGTTCGACTGGTACTGGATCGGCAAATTCTCGGCAAAGCCGATGATCGTGCCGGGCGGCACGCGCGGATGGATCTTGACCGGGATCTTGAGGCCGCCGTTCAACGCGAACGGGTTGAAGTAGAACGAGATCGCGCCGGCCGCCGCGAGATCGTAAGGGTTGGCGCCCTCGCCGCTGACCTCATAGCGCAATAGCGGGCCGGAGGCGTTCGACAATACCTTCGCGGTGATGTTCTGCAATTCCTGTACATTGACGTAAAGCACGGTCGGCGACACCTGGTAGAGGTTCCACATCTGCTGGAACATCGCGTCGATCTCGACGACCGAGCCGCGCCCCGACGAGGTCAAGGGCGTGCCGGTGCCGGCGGCGCCGGTCGCCATGATCTTGACGTAGGCGTTGGAGCCGGGTTTGACTGCGGCGGTCAGGAGGCCGTCATAGGCGTAGTTCGGGTTGGCGGAGGTGTCGGCGGTGATGACCGTCGCGGCCTGCTGTCCGCCGAGGAGCGGCGCCGAGAAGGCGGCGCTGTTGATCGTCGTGATCGCCTGCAGCGTTTCCGACCCGGCGGTGCCGACATACCAGGCGTAGGCGACGGCGCCCGGGATCGCGGTGACGCTCGCGAACAGCGTTTGGCCCGATGTCACCGCTTGCGTCGCGTTGCTGCTCTTGTTGGACGAGCCGCCGTTCAGGACATAGGTCTTGCCGTCGGCGCCGGTGATCGTCTTAGTCGTCGCGATGCCGGCCGAGAGCGAGGAGTTCTGATAGCCCTCGAGGGTCAGCGCGACGGCGATGACCGAATAGGTCGCGGCCGGAAGCGTCGCGCCCGAGCCGGAGGCGGAGAGCGCCGGGGTCGCGGGCGTGCCGAGCTGCAGGGACGCGTTGCCGGCGAGGATCGCCATCTCCTCCTTCAGCATCATCTTCTGCAGCAAGCGAAAGGTCATGCGGGCCTGGATGTCCTCGAAATGGCGGCCGGCGCTGATCGCCTCGTAGGTGGCAGCGTCCTCCTCGCCGATCGTCACGAAGGAGGCGGATTTGGACGCGGTCGTGTACGACATCTGGCCGGAGCGCTGACCCTCCGGGACCCAGCCCATCGCATCGAACCCGGAGCCGATGAGCGCCGTCACCTGCCGCCAATTGGTCGCCGTGCCGGTGCCGCCGCCGACCCGCGGGATCAAATTGCGCAACGGCGTCACAAACGGGTAGAGGTTTTTCGCCGGCATCTGCAGGTCGAAGGCTACAAGGCCGGTCGAGCTGGTGATGGTTTTGGCGATGCGGTCGTCGGGCGAGGCGAGCGCGCCCTTGACGAGATCCAAGGTATCCTGTGTCGGGTTCATCGATGTCTCCTTCGGAAAAAAGAAAAATTCTTCACCACGAAGGACGCGAAGGACGCACAAAGGGCACGAAAGCGGATCAGTCGCACTGCCGCCTTCGCGTCCTTTGCGGAACCTTCGTGTCCTTCGTGGTTGAGTGTTGTTTTGCGCGCTGCGCGCGCGGGATTTAGCGCGTTAGCGGGTGGGGCGGATGGGGGCGGCGCGGGCGGCCTTGATCAGGGTCAGCGTGCGTTCCTCGTCGGTCATCTGGGCGAGCGCGGCAGCGACATCGTCGGGTGCGGAAAAAACGGTGGCGCCGTCGGCGTGCTTCGAAATGGCGGTCACGGAGCGCGCGGCGGTCAGCGGCGGCAACGGCGCGTTCGCGATATCCTCGACGCGGCGCTGCAACAGATCGAGGCGCGGCAGGATGTCGTCGGCGAGCTTCGACAGACGCGCCGCGAGACCCGCCGTTTCGACATCGCGCGACTTGCGCAAGGCGCCGGTGAACGCGAGCGCTGCGCGCGCGTCGTCCTGTTCCGGAACCGCGTCGAGCAGATCGCACAGCTCGGCGAGCAGCGCACGCAATCGGCTCGGAGCGCCGGCGGCTCGCCGGCGGCCGGCCGGAGGCCGGCTGCCGGCCGGAGGCCGGCGGTCCGAATTTCCCGGCTCGCCGACAAAGTTCTTGCGCGCGGGCATCGCGGCGGGCGGGCCGTCGGGATCGATGGCATCATGCCATGCGGCGGCAATGCGAGATTTGATATGGGAGAGCTGCGCCTCGGTGTAGTGCGCCGCATTCGCCGACTCGTGAATATAGGCCCAAGCGGCGCGGATGTGGGCGTCGTTGTCGACCGGGTAGCGCTGCTTGCCGTCCGGCTGATAGCCGGGATCGGCGTATTCGATATCGCCGTACGGTTCGTCTGCACCGCTTTTGCCGAAAGCGGCGGACTTCGTCAGCCCTGCGGGTTCTTGTGTAGGGCGGACAAGCGAAGCGCAGTCCGCCGCCATCTCGCCGTCAGGTTCGGCGGATTTCGTCCGCCCTACGGGACGAGACATATCGGCGGCGCCGCGCTTCCAGCAATCGAACACCGCCTCGGGGTTGGCCGGGCGGTCGACAAACGAGATCTCGTTGAGCGCGAGGCCGGTGATGACCTTGCGGTCGGCGGGATCGCGCGCCGTGACATGGCCGCCGATCGAGAACCCCTTGTAGACGCCAGCGACGACCTTGTCCCAGGCCTCGCCATCGACGATGCGGGCGCCGAGATAGAGGCCCCTGTCATCGACCGCCGCCTCTTCGGCGATGCCGACCGCGGAGGGCTGGTGCATCTCGCGGATGTTGGCGAAGCGCATGTAATCGGCGAGCGCGTCGGCGAGCGCGTCGCGGCGGATGACCTCGCCCTGCTCGTCCTCGGCCTCGGTCGAGGCGTAGCCCCACACCATGCGCTGCTCGCGGTCGAATTTCGCGATCGGCCAGTAAAACCGCATCAGATTCTCCCAAGGTTTCACAATGAGACAGCGAGGCAGCGAGAAGAAAACGCTTCGGCGAGATGGTTAGAGGCTGCTACATTGTCAGCGTCTTCGAAGAACAATACTCGCTCAAACGGCCACCGCGACAATCAAGATGGCAGAAAGCGGCGCTAGCCCAGTAACCACCTTCAGAGCAAGACGCGTGCTCGGCCTAGATTTGCATTCCTGGGAACAGGTGATGATTTGGTCGTTGGCCTGCGCGGCGCTGGCGGCCATAGCGGTTGTTCTTAGCACGGCATGGGTCGTGGTTCTCCAACGCGAGGAATCCACCAGAACTAAAGCTGAGTTCGAAGCGTATAAACTTGACGCTGCGCGGGATATAGCTGGTGCGGAGGAGCGAGCGCGGCTGGCAGACCAGAAGGCCGCAGAAGCGAATGCCCAAGCAGCGCGTGTTGAGCAAGCTGCGAGATGGAGAATCCTGGCGCCCGAAGTAAGAACTCGCTTGGCGGCTTCTCTTGCGAGGACTGCAGGTGGTTCCGTCACCTTATCCTGGCCGGCGAACGATCCTGAGGCATTGTTCCTCGCTAGCCAGATCGAGGGTGTATTTGGAGAAGCAAATACCCAAGCCGGCAGAGTCTTATGGAGTGTCGAGCCGGAGCCTCGCGTGTTCTCACGCGCCATTTTCTGGAACATCAGGATCATCGGCCAATCGGACGTGGTAGTAAGCGCGCTTCGCCGCTCGTTCACTGATGCCGGCATAGCGCATTCGGCAGAAACTATCCCGACCACAATCAACGATTCACCGGGCATGATGATAGGAGGTGGCCCGCTTCCGGACGCACTCATTTGGGTCGGGCCGAAGCGACCACTAAACTGAGGCAACACGAAGGCTTCGCTGTAAAAAGCAAGGGTTATCGCTGTCAACATCTGCGAGCGGCTCGGCGATCGTCCGGCAGCCCGAGAGGCGGCGCGGAGAGCGCTCGAGCTGGAACCGCGCAACGCGCTGTTCGCCGCCCGGCTGCAACAGCTCGCCGGTTGAAGCGCCGCTCCTAGTATCCCGCCGCGGTGATCGCGCGCAGCACCGCGTCGGCGGCGCGCTGGCCGAGAAAGGCGTGCCCGGCAGTGTTCGGATGGAGGTGGTCGGACGCGGTGATGTAGAGGTCCGAATTGCCGTTCCCCGCCGGCGCGCCGTCATCGCCGGTGCCGGTCTGCCACGCGCCGTTCGGGTCGTTGATGATCGGGATGAAGAACAGCAGCGGATCGGCGAGGCTGGTCGCCGCCGCCTGCAGCGCCGTCTCGGCGTTCTGGTACGCGGTGCGCGGCGCGCCGGTTGAATTGTGCGGCCAGGTGCCGAACATGAAGATCGGTGCCTTGGCGGTCGCCGCGGCGGCCCGCAATGCCTGGACATAGGCGATTGCGGCGTTGGTGATCTGCAGCTGGGTGAACGCCGTGTCGTTCGAGCCCAGCATCATAAAGACGATGTCCGGCGCGAAATTGGTGATGTCGCTGAGCCGGGTGATCGCCGTGCCCGAGGCGTTCGCGACCAGAAGGCCGGTGGCGCCGATCGCGGTGCCCTCGACATTGCGGATGCCGAGCCAATCGGCCATGACGTTGTGCAGGCCATTGGCCGGGATCGCGATGCCGCCGCTCGCCGAATAGCTGTCGCCGGTGATGGCCGCGCTGATGATCGTGTCGCCGCCCGGCTTGTAGAGGCCCTCGGTCGCGCCGACATCGACCCCGCCGAACAGTTCGACGCCGCCGGCGCCTTCCCAGATGATGTCGCGGGCGGCGCGGCCGCCGGCGCCCGTAAAGTCGACGACGATGTAATCCCAGCCGCTATGCGGCGGGCTCAGCGCGGTCAGCGAGGCATATTGCCCGTTGACGATGATTCGCGTCTGCCCCGAGGTGTTGATCTCGAAGAGCCGGATGACAAACTTGGCGCTGTCGGCGATGAACTCGACGCGGGCAAGCTCGCCGGTCAGCGTGCTGGCGATGGTCGCCGACATCATCCTGGCGTAAGAGGTGCCCCCGTCGTTGGTGCGGACGCCGCCGTAATAGTTGAAGACCTCCTTGTTGGCCCCGGCGCCGCCGTTCCACAAATACGAATTCACCCCGGCGCCGCTGAAGGCCGCCGTGCCGAGATCGTCGATAAAGGTCCAGGTGATCGTGTTGTCGACGCAGGTGCCGCTCGAACAGGTCGGGCCGCCCGACGCCGCGCTGGTGCCGGCGACGCTGACCTGGTAGCGCTTCGAGCCGTTGATCGCGTACTCGTTCAGCAGATAGCCGGTGCTGGCCGTCCACTTGGCCGCCGCCGTGACCACCGGCGGGCTCGTCATGACCGGATTGAGGCGCGGGTTGTTGGTTTTCGCCGCCGCTGCCGCCCGCCGCAGCTTGCTGAGCGGCATGTTCAGTTTGATCGGCGCCAACGGGCTCGCGTTCGAGGCGTCGGGATAGAGCGGCGGCGGGAACAGCGCATCCGGCCATGCCGGCAGTGGCAGCGCCAGCGCGAGCAGCGCGCAGCTCAAAGCGAGGAGGCGGTTCATGTTTGTCACCATGCGCGTGCCGCCATCTGGCAGCTCGAAGAGTTCGAATAGATGCGGATGCGCCCCGAATGCGGCATGCCGCTCATCGTCAGCGAACCGCCCTGCCCGCCGTTCGAGCCCGGCCCGGCGAGCACGATGATCGTCGGCGCGAGCGCGCCGGCCTGGTCGTCAAAGACAATGGTAAGTCCGGCGGTGCATTGCGCCTGGATCAGATAGCCGAGGCGCGGCACGGCGGCGGCCGGGATCGTCGCGAGCAGGGTGAGGCCCGACAATGACGGCGTGTTGGCGCTGAAATCCGCGCCGTTGTTGCCGGGCGCCGACATCGCCTCGGCGGCGGCGAGCGCGCGATAGGCCGGCACCTCGATTTCAGCCGCTTGCACGCGATCGTGCACGGCCGGGCTGAGCAGCAGCGCGGCAAATAAAAAGGCAACCCAGCGACGGGGCGACACATGTTTCATTCCGATCGTCCTTCAATCAGCGGAGTCTCGAAAACATCAGTTCACAACGAGACGGCAAGGCAGCGAGCAGGCAGCGCGCGGCTCGCAATCTAGGTAACGCGAAGGACACGAAGGGCACACAAAGGACGCGAAGGCAACTTCAGCTGCTTCGATGCCTTCGCGTCCCCGGCGTGACCTCTGCGTCCTCTGCGGTGAAGTGTTTTTGTTGCGCGCTGCGCGCGCGAGGCTTGCGGTCTCGTTGTAAATTTGGCGGGTTACGCTTCGCTAACCCGCCCTACGGAATTGGTGAGCGGGGTGAAGCCGGTGGCGGTGTAGACGAGCGGGGTTTCACCGCCGGGCACCGGATCGAAGCCCAGAATGTCGCGCGCCTCGTTGACCGTGTAGATGCCGCCGCGCACGTAGAGATCGAGCATCTTGGCCTGCTCGGCGGGATCGGCCGGCCGCAGATCGATCCAGGCGAATTCGAGGTCCGCCTGCCCCATCCGGTCCTGGATGACATGGTCGGCGAGGCGCTTCACCCAGCCCATCAAGGGCGCCAAGCCCTCGGCGAGCGCGGATTGTTCCGACTGCTCGGCGGTCGCGCGGTTGAGCTGGCGGATGAACGGCGTCGGCGGCAGCGAAAACGCGTAGCAGACGATGCGCGCGAGCCATTCGTCGAACTCGTCCTTGTACGGTGCCTCCTTGAAGGGCTGATACTTCGTGCCGGCAGGCCCCCACACGAGGCGCGAGCGCGACGCGGTGTTGCCGGCGAGGACCGAGTCGAACCATTCCTGGAACTGTCGGATCTGCTCGACATTCCAGCCGTCCGGCGCGTTGAGCAGGCCGGGCGGGACATTGCCCTCGGTGAAGTGGTGCAATTGCATCGCCTGGCGGCGCAGCGCGATGTTGACGGTCATGACGATCTGCTCGACCGGCGAGAAGCCGTAAGCCTTGTGCGGGCGCGGGTTGCGCGGCAGGTAGAGCAAGTCGTCAGCGGTCAGAAGCCGCCACGGGCGGCCGTGGATGACCTGCTCGTAGGCCGGCGCCGGCGGCTTCGGGCGGCGGCCGGTGTCGTCGACGAGGAGCTTGATCGTGGCGCCGTCGACGACATCGAGGCCGATGACATCGCCGGCGCGGTTATGGCGGAGTTCGAGCGCCGGCGCGTCGAGCACGAGGAGGTCTTCGAGCAGCGCGCGCAGCCAGGTCGCGAACGGGCGCTCGCCATCGGGGCGGCGCCAGAAGCGCGCGAGGTGTTGCGCACGGGATGCGGCGTCGGCAGACGGGCGCTTTGCATTTTTCGGCTTGATCGCCCAGTCGAGCTTTTCGATCTGGTCCTTGCGGGTTTCGATCGCGAGGCGGGTGATGTCGTGCGCCTCGGCGAGGGCGCGCAACTCGGCGAACGAAATGGGTTCATAGGCGCGCGGCGTATAGATCGTGTTGACGCCGACCGGGAAATCCCACAGACGGGTGCGCTCGGGTTCCGGTGGCGCGAGCGGGTAGCCGGGCGAGAAGATGCCGTGGTCGGGCTGGAACACGGGGGCGAATTGCGCCTCGAGCCCGGATTGACCCCAGCTGTAAGAGAGCGCGAGGGGCGTGCGTTTGCCGCCATCCGGCATGCGTCATGCTCCTGAGAAAAAGGGGTTCACAACGAGGCGGTGAGGCAGTGAGAAAAAGCGCGCCATGGGCGCGCAAAAAAGAAGAACGCTTTACCGCAGAGGACGCCAAGGATGCGCAGAGGTACGCGATGACGTTTTGGCCACTGCGATGCCTTCGCGTCCTTTGCGTGCCCCTCGCATCCTTCGCGTTACCTAATTTGTTGCGCGCTGCGCGCGCGATAAGCTCGCTGCCTCATTGTCTCGTTGTGAATTTTGGCGGGTTTCACCCGTCCTGCGGCGTGGTTTCGAATAACCTCGGAACTAGAGGTCTTCGGGTCGCAACCCTGTGTGTCTAGCTATCCTAGCGAGCGCAACCGGCCCGATTTCAACGTCGTCGTGAAACGCGAAAACATAGTCGGGCCATCCGATCCGCTGCAGCGTGCGATGCGAGCCCGATTGCCGTTTGATCCGCCACCCGATCCGTTGCAGGGCTCTAAGGACGAGTCTCGCCCTGGTGGATGGCCAACTCCTCATGCTCCGACGAAGTAGTCGTGCACATTGATCGGCACCGGCTCGCCGTGTGCGATCCGCTCGCCGATGACCCGGAATGCAAGAGCGATCGTATTGATCCGCGCCTCGGCTTCCGTAGCGCCGTAAGCCATGACGCCGGGCAACTCCGCAATCTCGCCGAGCCAGCGCCCGTCGCTTTCGCGCTCAATCTCGATCCTGAGCATCCGTCCAACCCCGCTTGCGATCGGGCCTGTCGCGGAAACTGCCCGCTTTTTCGCCGGGCGACAAGCGCACAGTTTCCGTCCAAGGGGGTAAACGAAGCATTTCCCGGCTGGGTCCACGATTTACTCAGAAACTGGACAAGGCGGCGCGTTTCCAAGTGTTGGGTGCGGTGCAGGCGTAGAGGTAGTTCGAGTCGAACTGGAGCTGGCCGGTCTGGCAGGCGGCGCTGCTCGACGCGGGCGTGCCGATTGCCGGGAACATGCCGTTCGATGACGCGGTCGCCGGGCTCGCGGTGACGAGGCGGAAATTGCTGCCGTCGAACTGCAACGCGACCTCTTCGTAATTCTGCCCGTAAAGCTTCAGCGAGGATTGCGCGCCGCGCGTGCCGGGCATCAGGATCTGGCCGCCGCTCGTCGCGTTGACCTGGACCGTGAGGCTCTTGCCGTTGTCGGTGACAAACGACATCGACCAGCCCGCGCTGATCGCGGTCGTCGACGGCAAGGTGACGGTGAGGCTCGCGATCGGCGTATTGTAATTCGAGATCGTCAGGCCGCAATCGGCCGGGCCGGCGGCGTAGCTGCTGACCGACGGGAAGCTCCAGCGCGAGAGACACGTCGCGCCGGTCAGGCCGATAGCGGCGGCGGTGACCGGCGTCACCTGCAACAGGCGGAAATTCGAGCCGTCGAACTGCACGAGCGCCAATTCGTAATTGCCGGCAGCGAGCTGCACCGAGCCGGTTGCGGCGCCGCTCCCGGGAAACACGATGCGGCCGCCGTTTGTCGCATTGACCTGCAGCGCGGCGGTCTTGCCGTTGTCGTTGGCGACCGCCAGAGTCCAGCCCGGGTTGATCGTGTTGACCGGCGGCAGGGTGACGGTCAGATAGGCGAGCGGCGAGTTGAACGCCGAGATCGCAGCGCCGTTGTCGGCAACGCCGGCATTGTAGGCGCTGACCGACGGGAAGACCCAGCGCGTCAGGCCGCCGATGCCGGCGAGACCCAATTGCTGCGCCGTCGCCGGGGTCACCTGCTCGACGCGGAAATTGCCGCTGCCGTCGTATTGCAGCGTGACATATTCGTAGAGATCTCCGGCCAGGGTCAGCGAAGTCTGGGTGGCGGCGTTGGCGAGCGGGTACAGGATATGGCCGCCGGCGGTCGGGTTGACCTGCACGGTCAGCCCCTTGCCCTGATCGGTCGCGAGGCCGATCGACCACCCCGACGGCAAATTCGTGGTGGACGGCAAGGTGACGGTGAGGCCCGCGGCGGTGTTGTAGCTCGACAGCACATTGCCGTTGTCGCCGAGCGAAGCGGCGTAGCCGGGGGTCGAGGGATAGAGCCAGTTGCCGGGCCAGTCGCGGCTCTGCAACCCGTTGGTGGCGAGCGTGTTGCGGGTGCCGGCGGTGACGCGGAAATTGTTGCCGTCGGATTCGAGCTGCAGGAACTCGTAATTGCCCGGGCCGAGCGTCACCGAGGACAGCGACTTGCCGCCGGACAGGATGTTGCCGCTGGGCGCGGTGACCGTGAGACCTTTGCCGTTGTCGGTCGCGAAGCCCATCGACCAGCCGGCGCCGACCGCGCTCGGGCTCGGCAATGTCACCGCCAAGGACGCGCCCGGCGCGTTGAAGGATGAGAGCATGGTCTTGTCGTCGATACCGGCCGCCGTGTAGGTCGGGGAGGAGGGGAACTGCCACGCCTCACGGTTGCCGGTACCGACGATCTGGATGCCGACCGATTGCGGGCCGCGGTTGACGACCGAGCCGGCATAGGTCGGGTTGATCAGCACGTTGCGCGTCGAGGCGGTCGCGTTGACCGCGGTGGCGCAGGCGAAATAGGGCGACACAAAACTGTTCTGTCCATCATGCGGGGCGGTGATGCCGAGACAAGTGGGCGAGGCTTCCATGTCGAAGGCGAAGACCGTGTTGGCGAAGTTGAACCCGTTTTCGAGGAGCAGCGCCGTGCCGCCGGTGCCCGAGGCGGTGCCGGCGCCGGAGATGCGCGAGAATTGCGTCTGCTCGAGCGCGAGACCGGCGGCGCCGCCAGCGCTGTCGGCGACGGCGTAGATGTCGCTGTCGAGGACGTAATTGAGCTGTAATCCGCCGGCGGTCGAAGCCGTCGAGGCGTTGTTGACGACGAGGTGATCGATTTTCGCCGAGTTGTGCGCGTCGGAGAAATCCGGCTTGCCGATACGCACCGCGTAATCGGGGGTCGAGGCGTTGACGAACAGCGTGCCTTCCTCGCGCAAATAGAAGCAATTGGCCGGGCTCGCCGGCGTGCCGCCGGAGCATGCGACGCGCAACACGTCGCCGGATGCAATCGTGCGGCCGTCCAAGGTGGCGCCCTCGGAAATCAGGCGGAAGCCCTTGCCGCTCTGACCGGCGTAATCGATCGTGATCCGAGCGGTGATCTTGTAGGCACCGGCCGGGAGGTGCACCGGCCAGTTGTTTGTGACGGCAGTGTTGACCGCGGCCTGGATCGCCGTGGTGTCGTCGTGGCTGCCGTCGCCGACCGCACCGCCTGAATTGCCCGGGCAGCGCACGTCGAGCCAGGGATGACCCGAGCACATCAACACATCGCCGTTGAGGGTCGCGGCGCCGGTCGTCGACAAGGTCGAGAAATTACCGGGCGATTGCGCGCGCGCCGGGCTCGGGAGCCAGGGGCCAGGGATCAAGAGAGCGATCAGGCTGATGGACGGTAGGAGGAGACGGGTGAACCGCATTCCTGTGTGCTCCTGATCCCTGGCCACTGACTCTCGAAGACGGAAGGTCACGATGAGACGGTGAGACAGTGAGGAATGAGAACGCTTTAATGCAGAGGTCGCAGAGGATACGCGGCGGTACGCGATGGCGGCTCAACCGCTCCGATGCTTTTGCGTCCTTTGCGGTAAAGAGTTTTCTTGACCGCTTCTTTTAAATCAGGTCCCGGCAAGGCCGGGACCCATTGATCCGCTCGCCAAGAGGTTGACGAATGGATCCCGGCCTGCGCCGGGATCCATTGCGGGCGGGACGCCCGCGGTCCGAAAGGCGGTCGGCGGGATCGCCTTCGTGCGTCCTTCGAGACGCCCGCTTCGCGGGCTCCTCAGGATGAGGGATGATTTTGATGCCATCGACAATGTCTCCTCATCCCCGGCCTGCGCCGGTGCAGGCTCTGAGCGCGAGCGTAGCGAGCAGTCGAAGGACGCTGGTTGCTGTTGCAGTATGTGCGGATTACCAGCGGCGGGCGGCGAAGGCCTGGCCGGTCGTGCCGCCGAACAGGCTGACGGGTCCGGCCGGCTTGTAGCCCGACGGGGTCACGAAGAGGCCGCCGTTCGGCGCGAGCTGGAGCGAGGCGCCGCCGTCCGAGGCGGCACCGGTATCGCAGATCCACAGCGCGGCCGAGGAATTGTTCTGCACCAGAAAGCCGTTGGCCGGCACCGCGCCGCCGAACAGCGTCTGCGCGCTGCCGCCCGCTGCGACCGTGCCGCTGCCGTCGCTCGCGGAGTTGGCGGCGGTGTTGACGACGGGCAGCGGGTTCTGCGGGCCCACAGGCGCGGCGACGCCCTGCGCGTTGGTCGAAGCGGGCGCGTGCGCCGGCACCAGATTGCCGCTCGCATCGATGACGGTCGACAGCGATTGCACGGTGGTGTTGGCGTCCTTCACGAGAAGGGTCATCGGGGCTCCATTGGGTTCACAACGAGGCAGTGAGACAGCGAGAAAGAGAATGCTTTACCGCAGAGGACGCGGTGGATTACGCAAAGACGCGACCTCCGCGGTAGAGCGCTTCTTCTTGTCGGCGGGTTACGCTTCGCTCACCCGCCCTACGGGGCTCAATCATCCGGCTGTGCGGCGGCGCGGAGGCGGTAATCCTCGAAGATCGCGCCGCCGGGCATCGGCGCGAGGAACAGTTCGGTCAAGGCCCAGACGAGCGCGTCGACCCGGTCGGGCGAATAGCCGGCGACGTCGCGGTCGAAATCGGCGCTGAACGCGCACATCTGGTCCTCCAGCGCTGCGAAGGCGCCGATGTGGTGCACCCTCCCCTGTTCGTAGAGCGCGGCGACCGGCTCGGCGCGGGCCACCTTGCCGTGCGCGGCGTGCACCGCGGTGAACGGCGCGTTCGGGTCGACCGTGCGCAGCATCGCCTCGACCATCTCGCCGCCGTTGTTCACCTCCGCGACGATGCGGTCGGCATGATGCGTGCGATACGCAATGATCGCGGCCCTCGCCCATTCGAGCGGCGCGTACCGGTTCGACAGATCGGCCAAGACATAGCCGTGTCCCTCGGCGTCGCGGCCGGCGATGATGATGCCGGTTTCGTCGGCGTGCTCACCGGACGTCGCGGCCGGATCGATCGCGACGACGATCCGGACCAGATTTGGATGCGCGTTGATCCGGGCCGCATCGATCAGCCCATGCGTCCACAAGGCGCCCGGCATGTCGTCGAGCAATTCGCCGTCGAGTTCCTGGCGGCCGAGCCGGGTGCCCTCGTAGCGCCGCACGATCTGCGCGAGAAAAGCGGGCGCCAGATTGCCGGCTTTGTCGGCGGTTCGGCCGCGCGTCACCGCGACGCTCGGGTCGGCGAGCAGGTCGCGGATCAATTTGATCGGGCGCGGCGTCGTCGTGACGACGCAGCGCGGATCGGCGCCCCCCGGACCAGCCAATCGCAGACCGAACATCAGCATGTCCCAGGCCTGCGGGTAGCGCCATGCGGCGAGCTCGTCGCACCAGGCGAGGTCGTGCTGCGGGCCGCGCAAGCGGTTGGGCTCGTCGGCCGAAAACAACGTCGCGACGGCGCCGTTATGCCAGGTCAGGCGGTGCAGCGACGGCTCGTAATGCGGCCGTTCGTGCGCTGGGCCGATCGACAACAGACCGCTCTCGCCCTCGACCATGACGCTGCGCGCGTCGAGCGCAGTCGGCGCGACAAGCGCGATATGCCGCGCCTCGCCGGATTTGACCTTTGCGCGGACATATTCGGCGCCGGTGCGGGTCTTGCCGAAGCCGCGCCCGGCGAGCAACAGCCAGATGCGCCAATCCCCAGGCGGCGGCTGTTGCTCAATCCGCCCCCAGAACTCCCATTCGTGCCGGAGCTTCCGGGCTTTCGGCTTCGGCGCTCCCCGGAGGAGCTCCGCTAGTTCCTCCTCGTCGAGCTCGCAGGCGAGCGATCTCGCGGATAAGGAACTCGCGGGGATCCTCTCCGTCATCGTCGTCCTGCTCTCCGTTGCTCGCTTCGCTTTTCAGCTTCTCCAGCTTGTCGAGCCAGCGGAGCAGCAAGGCGAGCGCCGACGGCTTGTCATGCATCTTGACGCGATAGATCTTCTGATCCTTCGCGGATGCGATAATCTCGGCGACGGCGGCCCGGTCGGCGTCGTCGAGATCGCCGGAGGCCGTCATCGTCAGCGTCTCGGTGTCCCAACTGACGACGCGCGTGATGTCGCCGAAGGCGATCCACGCAAGCGCCTGAAGCACGCGGTCCAATGTGATGCCGAGCCGCGCGGCGCGCTCGGCGACCTCTTCCAACGGCAACAGGCCGGCGATGCGCGCCGGCCCGTTCCGAAAGCCTTGCGGCTCGGCCATTTCTTCAATCCGGATTGTGCAGTGTGCCTGAGTCGTATCATATCAATCCGGATTTGTCAAGTTAAAAATGTAGCTACCGCAAAAATTTTGGCGCATCGAGGTGCGATTCGAGCGCGCCGAGCGCTGCGATCAATATACCGGAAGCCGCTTCCTGGCTGACCCGCCGGCCGCTCCAGCCCTGGCCCAAAGCCCATTCCTTCAGCGGCAATTGCCAGCCGACGACATGCCACAGGCAGGAGCCGGCCGGGGAGCCGATGCCGCCGACCGCCTGCACGGCGCGCCACACGGTCGCGCGGGCCGCCTCGGCGCGCGGCCCCGGCACCGCCTTGTCGGGACGCGGGCCCTCCTCGGCGATGCGCAGATGCGACGGATCCGAGGCGCGCAACGGGTCGAGCTGAGCCACCGTGAAGCGGGCGCGAAAATCTTCGCCGGCCTGGCGCATCGCCGGCGTGATCGAGCCGCGCCGCTCCATCACCGCGAGGGTATCGACCGCGCGATAAGGCCGCGACCGGCGGCCCGCCGCATCGAGGATCGGCTGCGCGAGGGGCTCGACAAGGCCGTGGCGCAGGCGCTCCGGGGTGGGGCCAAGATCGGAGGCCATCGCGTCCCGATCATCGTGCCGCTGGACGATATTGCGCTTCGACATGTTTCCTCCATGAACATAACGTGAACGATCTGGCCATAAAAAAAGCCGGGTGACCCGGTCGAGGCGGCGCAGCAGCGGTTCGGGCGGCTCGCGCGCGTCCCGGCCGAGGCGACCGCCGACGACCCGCGCCAAGGCTTCCTCTTCGGCGAGCTCGCGATGCTCGGCCCCGCTCCCGGGCGGCACATGGCACAGCGCATGATGCGCCGGGCAGAAGCTCGACCCGGGCCGGCGGGGCTGGCCGCACGCGACCGCCTCGCGGCCCTCCTCGCCGAGCGGATAAGCACAGCCGAAATCCTCGTTGTGATCCTCGCGCATTCCACCCCCTTGCGCTTTGTTCTTGTTATTCCAGCATTGCAGTCATATATTGTCGCTCAGTCGAATGTCAATGGGACAATTGCGTCATCATTGCTCTTAGGGTTGCGACAATGGATACCTCATGGTTTATGCAGACGTTGGAGCGGGCCGGGCTCAGCCAAGCCGATCTGGCGCGGCATCTGCGCCTCGCGCCGTCGGCGGTCTCGCGCATGCTGAAGGGCGAGCGCCAGATGAAATTACTGGAAGCGGCGCAGACCGCGAGCTTTCTCGGCGTGTCGCAGGACGAGGTGCTGCGCCGCGCCTCGGGCGACGCGCCGCCGGGATCGGTGCCGGAGGGGCCGCGCCGCCGCGGCCGGCCGCCGCTCGCGGTCACGCAATTGCGCAGCCAGACCGGCAACGAGCCGATCCCGATCCGCAGCGCCGCGCGCGGCGGCGGCGGCCAGGAAATGTTTCTCGAGGACGGGCCGATCGGCTACACGCCGCGCCCCTCGAACCTGAACGGCGTGCGCGGCGCCTATGCGATCTACATGATCGGCGACAGTATGGAGCCGCGCTATCAGCAGGGGTGGCTGCTGCACGTCAACCCGTTCAAGCCGGCGATCCGCGGCCGCGACGTCGTCGTCTACAAAAAGGACAAGGCGGCGCTGATCAAGCAATTCGTCGGCTGGGAGAAGGACGCGCTGGTGCTGCGGCAACTCAACCCGGCGCGCGACTTGAAGGTGCCGCGCGAGGAGGTCGCCGAAGTCCACCTCGTCGTCGGCGTCGACCAGGAGGGGTAAGACGGCGCGAGCAAGATGGGTTCATGCCGCGTAATGGAGGCAAGATGACCAAGACGGTTGATGTGACGATCCCGGTCGAGCCGGAGGCAGCTGCGGCGCTCGACGATGCGCGGAACCGGGAAGCGATCGGGCGCCTCGTCAGCCGCGTGCTGCGGCCCGGCGCCGGCCCAACTCCGCTGGCGCGGGCGATAGCGGCAATGAAGGCCGAGGCTAGGGCAGCCGGCCTCACGGACGCCGAGATCGACGCCGAACTGGCGGCGTACAATGCTGAGCGGCGCGAGCCGAGCGGCAAGCGTTGA